TCCGATCTAATATCAAAATAAAGAAGGCGCAAGGGAAAGGTGGGGATTGAGATACAGCAAGGATAGTACGATAAGTTCAATAATGAGCATAATTAACGGTATGGCATTAAGGATTGAAGAACTTGAAAATGCTGTTATTGATTTAACTAATGAGAAAAATAGATTAATAACAAGTATAAAGTTGAATGGCAAATAGTAAAGAAAGAGACCCGGAAATGGAATACCAGGCGGGGGCAGCATTGGTAGATGATGGAATAACGTTCAAAATACCGTTTTTGTTTGGTTTGAAACTGCGGTTAAAAGTCAGACCTATCCGGGGCGGGACGTTAATCAGGATGTCAATGCAGGTAGCGAAGATGAAGCCGGTGAATGAATCAGAACAGATGATACCGGAGATGTTCCGGGCAGCCGGGAATCTGAAATACATATACCGGATTATTGCGCTGGGCTGTACTAATCGCTGGTGGTCAGTGAAATTACTTTCCGGTATACTGGCTAAGATAGTTGAGTGGAATGTCAGGGATTTGAATGAATTATTTGCATATCTCTCAATAGTTTACCGTCAAACCAGCCCACAACACTTTTTTTTTATTATGGCATTAACGAAGGGGATGAATTATCTGGAGAAGAAGCCGACGAGTCAGGAGAAAACCGGGGAGGCATAACGATATGGGGGACGCTGGCATTGTACCGGAAAACATTCAAAACAACGTGGTTTGATACTCTCTGGCGGGAATCCTGGATTAATGTGATTATGCAACTAAGAGACCTCCCATACTATCATCATTTCAGCCAGCGGGAGCTTGAACGCAGGAAAATAGGTCATAAAATCGACACGGATGGCGAAACGCAGCCGCACATCACTTTGAAGGGCACAAATGAGATACTTGAAAAGAAACTTGGCAAATACCTAAAACGCAAAGACAATGGCACTTGAATTTGATGTACGCCTGCACATGGAACAGCTTAATAAGGACATTCAGGCGATAAACAACAAAATAGACGGATTTGTCCAGAACACCAAAAAGGGAGGTGAAGAAATAGACAACCAGTTCAAAAAGATTGCCGGGCTGGTTGCGGGGTATTTCACATTGAATTTCGCCGGGAATCTGGTCAAGCAGATAGCGTTGGTCAGGGGTGAATTTCAGCAGTTGGAGGTTGCATTTCGTACCATGCTGGGAAACAAACTTCAGGCAGATCAGCTTATGCAAGAGGTTGTTCAGTTTGCGGCAATCACACCATTTGAACTTAAAGACGTGGCTTCCGGGGCAAAGTCATTGCTGGCTTTTGGAGTCGCTGCCGAAGATATTCTGCCAACGTTGAAATCATTGGGCGACGTTTCTGCCGGGCTATCCGTTCCGATTGAAAGGTTGATTTTGAATTTCGGGCAGGTGAAGACACAGGCGAAACTTACCGGGCGGGAACTCAGGGATTTCAATGTAGCTGGCGTTCCTATCATTGCGGAGTTGGCTAAGAATCTGGGCGTGGCAGAGGAAAAGATAAATGAAATGGTTTCTGCCGGGCAGATTGGTTTTGCAGATGTGGCAAAGGCATTTCAAACCATGTCAGGCGAGGGTGGAAAGTTTGCAAATCTGATGTTTGAACAGGCAAAGACGATAACCGGGCAGATAAGCAACCTCAAAGATGCATGGAATCAGATGTTAAATGATATAGGCAAATCGAATGAGGGCGCAATAGGCGGGGCGTTGAAGATAGCGAAAGAATTGGTTGAGAATTACGAAACCGTTATTTCAGTCCTGAAAGTATTGGTTGCGACATACGGGGCATATAAGACCGCTGTGATACTGGCTGGACTTGCTATGCAGTCGCAGAATCTGCCCGGATTTGTGAAGCAATTACAGGCAATGACCGCAGCAATAAAGGCGGCGACGGTTTCATGGAAAACAATGGAACTGGCGCAAAAGGCTACGGTGATAGGATTGATAGCGGCAGCAGTTACAGGACTTGCAACGGCGTTAATATCATTTTCACGGCGCACGGATGACGCTGCAAATTCAATGGCTGAATTTCAGAAAGAGGCGGAAAATGAAAAGAATACACTAAACCTGTTATTCGGCAAAATAAAAGAGTCAACTGTAGGCACTGAAAAGAGAAAAAAGGCTATTGATGATGTCAATAACATATATGGCGGATATATCAGAAATCTCCTCACCGAAAAATCAACACTTGATGAAATAACTACTGCTCAAAAGAATGCGACGGCTGCACTTGAGGAAAACATGATTAAGAAAACTCAGGAGGCAGAATTACAGCCATACCGGAATATGGTTGATGAATTGGTTGCAGAGTATAGTAAAAAATTCAAGTCCGCAACGGATTCACTTGCATCCACACAGTTAGGGGCATTTCGGGCGTTGATGGAAAATTACAGAGCCGATATAAGTAAATCCATTGATGACACCGGTATTTATCCAAATTATGCCCAGATATTCAAAAAAACAAAGGAATTATTTGCACAGGCAACCGGGAAAAAGTCAATAGCAAATATCGCATATGGTGACTTAAAAGACCTTGACGAACTGGCTTTGTCACTGACATACCTTACACGCAGTCAGAAAACACTTTCAGATGCAACAGCTTTTGTTTCGGAAGAATGGGAAACTTTTGGGGGGATAATTGACGATGCTGGAAAAAAATCAAAAAAAACCGCCGATGATATAAAAGCGACGGTATCAGACCAAATAGATGCAACAATAAAATTATTAACAGAAGCAAATAAAAAACTAAATGATTTACGATTGTCAACTTCCAAAGCGACGCCGGAAGATATATCAACACAGGAAGAAGTTGTCAAAACACTGGAAAAACAGTTAGCGACATTAACCGGGATAAGCAAAAAGGAAAATGACAAACAAATTAAACAGGAAGAAGAAAAGCTAAAAGCAAAACAGGAACTTTCCGACCGGTTGATTGAACTGGAGGCGGAGACCCAGACAAAGCAGATTGAGACGATGCGGGAAGGGGCAGCCAAACGGATAGCGCAACTGAAAAACGACTACAAAAATGAGTTGCGGGAAATCGAAAAACAGCGGACGGAACTGATTCAGAAATATAACGAAGCGCAGGGGATTAAATTAGGGGCAGCAGGATATCAGACACAACTTCCACCGCAGGATGAACAGCGGTTTTCAGATCAGCGCAAGGCAGCAGCATTGAAAGTAAACCGTGAAATTGAAGCGATAAATAAAGAATCGGCAGACAATATCGCAAACATCTGGACAGAGGTAACGGAGCGTTTTTTGTCAGAACAGGGGCGGGAAACAATGGCTATCCTTGACAAATATAATGGATGGATAGCGCAGGCAAGGCTGGCAGGTGATAAAATCACCGAGGAAATGCTATCATCGGCACGGGATAATGAAGTGGCAGCGGTTTCAAGGAAATACAATCTTTTGCGGTTGGAGGGAGAAGAAGAGGTATTGGAAGAAATGAAGAACAACGCCGATGATGAATACCAAACGAATGTTAACAAATATCAGGCATTACTGAAATTATCCCTAAAATATGCTCAACAGAAATTAGAAATATTAAAAGATGACCCAAACGCAGATAAAAATGAAATAACGAAACTGGAGTTAAGAATTGCAGGACTTCAAAAAGCAATAAAGAAAATCAACAAAGATATTGTTCAGTCGTTTGCCGAATCTGTTACAACAATGTCGGATTTCATTGGTGAATATTCTGAAGGGTTCAAGGAAATTGCAAGCATTTCTGCCGGAATTGGCAGCATGATTGCCGGGGATTGGAAAGGGGCATTACAGGTATTGCACGGCGTTATCGGGCTTTTTGAGCAGGCAGCGGAAAAGGACGAACAGAAATATCAGGCAATGATTGAGACTGTTAATACTCAGATTGAGAAAACACAGATCATGTTTGATCAGATCGACAAGGCAATATCCAGAGCCTTCGGGACTGAGAAGATTTCAGAGTTCCGGCAGGCTATTCAGGCACTTGGGAATGATATGACCTGGGCGATTTCAGACCTGAATAATCTTGCACGTGCTGCATTGCTATTGCCTGACAAGGATTCAATCATTGGTTATAGAAGTGATTCAGAATCCGGTACTGGAAGGGGCAGACCAGGCGGAGCAGCTATTTATGGATTTTCGATTGAAGGAATTGAAAAAGCTATCACAGAAAATGAAACCAGAATAAACGGGTTAATACTGGAATACGCAAAATCCGGAAATGAAGCGGTAAGGGCAATATTGGAAGCATATCAGGGATATGTAGATAAGCTGTACACGCTGAAAAACCAATATTTTGAACTCCTGACAGGGACGACACCGGATAGCATCGCTGATTCAATCGTGGAAGGGTTCAAGGCGGGAAAATCATCCGCTGCGGACTTTGCCGACACGTTTGAGGGCTTGATGAAAGATGCAATCATAGCAGCCTTGAAAATGCAGGTTCTTGAAAAGCCGTTGCAGGACTTTTATCAGCAGTTTGCACTTTACATGGAAGATGGCAAGCTGACTGCGGATGAGTTGAGCAAATTACGGGCAGCATATAACACAATCATATCAAGCGCGGACCAGTGGATTGAAAGCATAAATGACATAACAGGAATAAGCCCATTTGCCGGGGCGGGTAGTTCATCGACAATGACGGGAGCGATTAAGGGAATTACCGAGGAAACCGCCGGGATAATTGCCGGGCAGTTTTATGCGATGCGGGAAAACCTGTTAAGTGTTTTCAAGACAGGCGTAGAACAGTTGGATATTGCTAACCGGTCAATGACATACCTATCCGGGATAGAAAAGAACACACGAGATATTGCGGTACTCAATACCGTGCATTCTGACTTGCAAGAAATGAACCGCTATTTAAAATCGCTATTATGACACTGGATAGCATAAATCTGAGAACATCATACGGATGGAGGTTGTCCTACGTGGATGGACACCTGTCGCACCCGGCACGGAAGAATATCAAGATCATGGGTGAATGGTCAACTTCTGACAAGGATCGTGTTTGGGAGGCGAAAAAGATAACGGTGACGCTGATTCAGAAGTTCACAACAAAGGCACTCATGGCTACCGGCGTTGGATACATCAAAACATTGTTAGAAAACAATCCGGTGCATACGGTATTAATCAGTGAACATTCACTGGAAGCATTCTCCGCCGTTGTGCGGGATGGTGTAAAAGTGAATAATTACGGGCTAATGGCTGAAATGAAGATAACATTCACAAAGATAACGGTATGACAATAGCGCAGGTTTGGCAATTTGGCGATTATCTGTTTACAGATTATGGCGTGTATGTAAGCCGGTCATCCGGGGTTCTGGATATACCGGAGTACACGGATGAAGGTCATGACTGGCTGGATGAAGATGGACGCTCATACTGGCTTCCGTATGACAAGCTGAAAAAGTCAGACCGGGATATTGTCCTGAATTGCTGGATATATGCTGAAGATTATGAAACCCTGAAAACAAATATTGAGGGCTTTCTGGGTATGTTGCATAATGAGGGGTTGGAGGATTTGGTCACTCCCTTTGGGACAATCAGCCAGGTCCAGGTCGTTGACGAGGTGGCTGTCATCCGGGAATCAACATATGTACAGCGGTTGCAGATTGGTACTTTTTCGCTGAAGTTGAAAGTTCCGGGGGACAGTCCTTTCAAGAATTACCTTCCGGTGTATGATGGATCTGGTACGTTTGTGAATAACCTCTATTATGATAATTCGCTGAAATTATACAAGCGGTTGCAGGGAGATGCGTATGTAACAATATCGCATGAAAAGAACGAGCTTGCAACGATATTCCACAGAAATTATTACATCCTGCTTCCGGTTGTCGGCACGTCGGTAGAGAAGTATTATCTGGCAAAAGAACCGGAGATACACAAGAAATCATCCAACTCCTTCACGGTTACATACCGCTTTGAGCAGGAAGCATTCAAGATGAAGGATGTCGCTTTTCTCAATGATAGCAATGAATCCGATTTTTACTATTATGCCAGTCTGGAGGAAATCATAGATCAGATAGTTGAGAATACAGACCGCTATCAATCCGGATTGTTTTACAAGGGCGTGCCATGGAGCGTTGATTTACCGACCGACAAGCGGAATCATAAATTTTCCGGGGAGTCGTGTTTTCAGGTTTTGCAGCGTATTTGCGAAGAATACGAGGTTGAATATTGGATGGATTACAACATTGCCGGGGCGTGGGGGATAAACATTGCAGAGAAGATCACCCGTGTCTGGCCGGTCGGGTTGACACTTGAATACGGCAAAGGCAATGGGTTGTATGAGATCACCCGGGAGGCAATCAACACGGAAGAACTGTACACGGTATTATATGCCTATGGGGCGAATAAAAACCTGAAATATGATTATGGTTATTCCCGTCTGGTATGTCCCGGAAACCCGTTAGAGCAGAATGTAGCGACGTATGGGCGGATTGAGAAGGTAAAATACTTTGATGATATTTACCCGGCATTCACAGGCACGGTAACGGCGTATGATCAGGTGATCATGGACACGGCAACGCCCCCGACCGACCCGGATTATATCGCTATCATGGAACAATGGCCGCAGGGGATGTACCGGATAACGGCAACGATAGGATTTGATATTAATGATAACCTATTAGGCATTCCCGCTAAGATATGGATGACAAGCGGAGATTTGAAGGGTTATCAGTTTGAGATTATCAAGCATGATTTGAACAGTGATTTTATCTTCATCACCCCTACCGTTGATGAACACGCCGGTACTTTCCCGAGCGCAACGATAACGATTAAGGCAACCGATTCGTTCACGCTGATAGATACAAAGCAGGACGAATATTATAAGAATATAGCAGATGCAAAACTATTAGCAGCAGCAACGGCAGACCTGGCAGACCATTGCACGCCGAAAATTCCTTATCGGGTGACGGTTGAACCGGCATTTATGTTTCAGATAGCGCAATTATTCCCGGCGTATGTAGGTGTCCAGATTGGCGACACGATCACAATTTCGGATTCTGACCTGGATATGTCGGGGGCGTACCGGGTAAGCGACTTAACATATCACTATGAGGAAAAGAAATACGAGCTTGCATTATCAGAATCGAAACCGCTGACAAAACGGGAGAAATTAGAAATCCAGATCAGCAATATTCAGAAAACGATAGACAGTTCAAAGGCAAATGATACGCAGGGAACGCAGAAATCGAATGAGACGACCGGGGAATTAAGGAATGAATTACTTGATCCGATTGCCGGAAAGCTGAAAGTGGATGACATTGTTCGCCATGAAAGCATCGACCCGGGGATGCTGGCATTCGACACTGGAGTGCCACAATTTTACCTGGACGGGATGATGGTGGAGGCAAACTATAATGATGATCCTAACCAGGTGAATATTTCAAGTGGGTATCTGACAATTTCAAATTACTACACCGAATCGCGGTATGACATAAAAAAGAAAATTGATCAATCGGTTGAATACGACCCAACCCGGTCGTGGTTCGTGCAGGGGGCAGCATATACCCTATCCAGCAATTCCATTCAGTTCACGTATGTGAAAATTAATCTTGCGGTTGGTGTTACCGAAGGGCAAATCGTTTTTGATAACAGTTATATTCCTGTTAAGCGGTATATAGCAGATGGTTATCTGTACTATATGCTGGGAAATCTTACCGCCGTTGAAAGCCCGCGCGGTGTTGCAATGCTTTGGGGCAACGTGAAACAGCCGGATAAGGTCGAATATGCCCGCACCCTGATTGGGATACCGAAGTACGGGTATCTGTACAACGAAGATGCCCTGAGCGATTCCCGGGACATTTGCGCCCCGGGCTGGCATGTGCCTACCCTGGCTGAATTGCAAGCATTGAATGACGAGGTAAACAGCGGTATCCCGGACGATGAAACCGGATTAGTATTAAAATCGCTTGGGTTGACATATTGGGAAGTGGATCATACATCAAATGACCGGAAGGGATTTGATTTGCGCGGGGCTGGGAAACGAAATGTTGACGGTACATATTCCGGGATTAAAGAGATGGTACACATTGGAAGCACAACCTCGGATGTGTGGACATTCGTGTATGATGATGAAGGGTCAGAATTTGAGACTGTTGACGCGAATGTTGGCCGGGTACTCCGCCCCATTGCCGACACGACTACACTTACCGAAGAAGGGCAGACAGGCTGGTACACCGGAAACGACGGGAAGATATACCGCACAAGGCTGATATACGGGGTTGAATGGGTGGTTGAGAATGTTGCGGAAACCTATTTCCAGGACGGATCTCAGATTGAAAAGGTAGAAGATGCCGAAGCCTGGGCAGCCCTGGAAAGTGCAGCATGGTGTGTGTATGACAATGACGATGATAACGGTTTCACCAACGGGAAGTTAACGAAATACATCGAGGCGAAGGCGAAGGATGAAATGAACTCTGTCAGCCTGGATGTTGAGGTAGCCGATTCCGGGGATATGCCCGAGGTTTCAAACACGGACAATGTCCTGAAACTCCAGCTGAAAGACAAGGACGGGAATGAAATTTCGCATGTGAATGTCGGGAGTATGGCAGCATTTAAGGAGTGGCATGGCGATTTAGGTGATTTGCCTGCAAACCGTACCGGGACAAAAACTATCTATTATGTCAATGAAGAGGAGGGAAGTTAATGCCAATTTATATTGAGGATAGAGAAAATCCAGATCAAATTCATTTTGAAGAAAAAAGCCTGGGATGGGTATATTTTGAACAGGATTTGGTTTGGCAGAATTGGCATATTATTGCTGAATTTGACTGCAATCCAACCGGGGGCGATTTTGGGATTTCTTGGGCTTCAATATCTTCCACATCGGGTAATTACAAATGGGAAGTTAATGGCGTTGAAACAGAGGGTGAATATGTTGAATTATCGGTTGATACGGTAGAAAAACATGTTAAATTATGGGGGAGGGGAAATTGTAAGCTATTAACATTTGAAATATATGGTACAGATATTATAGGAATGTTGGATTTGTCGAATTCTGCATTTCGCTATTGTGTGTCTTTCCTGATCTCATGCAATCCTTTGATGGATGATTTGAAGTTCCCGGAATTCTTCATTAATGCAGTGAATGACATACAAATAGAGAATGCGGGAATAGAATCGCTCGACATCTCTATGATAACATCGTGGGATATATATGCAGAGGGAGGTTCTTCTTACCTTCAGGTCGAAAATTGTCTATCGTTAGCTGTCATTTATTTTCCGCAAGAATTTTCAGGAAACATTAATAGCATATCAATTTCCAATACTGCAATTTCTGGAATCGTTGATATCTCCGTATTTGGTGGTTTCGAGGGGGTGACTGGTGGTATAGTGATTAGTAATAACCCAGAAATTACAGAGATCATTCTTCCTGAAATATCTGCCGGGGAAAACAATGGCGTCGATGTGTTAAGCATAATTAACAATCAGAAATTACAGGGTGTCATAGATGCAACGGGGATACAATTTCTTCCTGACCCCGGAACGGGAGCGCTTGGCACGATTGAAATATATGACAATCCCAAAGTTACAGGTGTTCTATTTGCCGAGAATATTACGCGGCCAATCCACACACTTCAGATCACAAATAACGACATCTCCGGTACTCTCGACCTTTCGATGTTCACTACGATCAATGGACAGATATTATTATACGGTAATATTCACATGACAGGTGTTGATTTCGGCAGTGCAACAGGTAACCTGTACAGTTTGAAAATTTATGGCTGTGATATTTCCGGTACGATTGATTTAAACGGGTTCACCTGGTACACAAATTCAACAATATATATCTACGGGATGGCATCATTGACAGATGTTGTTTTCAAGTATTGTAACGGCGGAATTGATGATGTGCTGATATATGGTAATTCATCGCTTAACTATATCAACATCGCAGATTTGTATAATTCAATGATAACTGGAAATAATCTGATGCTTGATTTGAAAAGCAATAGTTGGAGCGCAGCAATCATTAACCAGATATTATATGAGCTTGATACAGTTAATCATGCTCCATTTTACCCGTCGCCTCCATTCGCAAAAGTAATAGATGTTTCAGGCACAAATGCAGCCCCGGACAGCAGTTCAGGCGGATATGATGGCACTGCTGCAAAAGCCAGCCTGCAATCGAAGGGTTTCACAGTGAACACAAACTAACATGAAAATCCTTCTATCAACCGCTTCATTCGGTGCGCCCCTGAAATCATACTGGGCTGTTCAGCAATCAAAGCATGAAATCGATTATCGCCGTTATGATGATGGCAATTTCCCGGAGCGTTCATATTCGCTCACACCGGTATTGAAATCGAAAATGGTCAAGATGCTAAGCCACGAAATCAACCCCGGACATGACTTTTACATTTGGATGGATTCCACGCATTCCATCTATAACACAGATACAGCTGACCGGCTGTTGGATGAACTGGAAGATAACGACATTGCCATATTCCGACACGGGGAGCGCACTTCAATCATGCAGGAAGCGGACAAGATAGAAAGGTTCATCCGTGACGGATACAAGAGGATGCAACGCCGGGCAGGGGATGAACCGGTCAGGCAACAGGCGGAGATGTACCGGGCAGACCCGGAATTCACGGATGACAAACTGTTTCATGGCAGTATGTTCATATACCGTCCTGATAATTGCGCTGCAATGATGCAGGATTGGTATTACCAGGTTTGCCGCTATTCAATCCGTGACCAGATCAGTTTGCCGTACATGATCTACAAACACGGGCTGAAAGTGAAGGTTCTACCCGGATCGGTATTCTCAAATGATTTCTTTTATTTCGATAAAAAGCTATTTCTGACAATATGAAAATCTCTATTATCACACCAACACACGACCCGCGATATTTGCCGGAGTTGGAACGTTCCATTCTGGACAATGACTTCACGGAATGGGAATGGATAATCCTGCTGAATAACGGCGCACAATACACCACAACAGACACCCGGATAAAAATAGTTCCGTGTCCGTTTGTTTCTGATTATGTCGGGGCATTGAAGAATTTCGCCTGTTCCCTGGCAACGGGTGACATTCTTTTGGAAGCTGACCATGACGACCAGTTAACCCCGGATTGCCTTTCCTCGGTTGCGGAAGCGTTCACAGACCCGGAAATTGGTTTTGTGTATTCCGATTGTGCGCACCTGGGGCAGTTCACACCATACAGCCAATATTGGGGATGGAAGTCATACAAATATGAATGGAAGGGAGAGCAATTAACGGCGATGCGATCACAGCCGTTATTCCCCGGAAGGTTGTGCAATATCGGTTTTGCCCCTGACCATGTGCGGGCGTGGAGAAGGTCGGTGTATAATGAAGTTGGTGGACATAACCCGGAATTGCCGGTTTGCGATGACCAGGATTTGACCTGCCGGATGTTCATGGTAACGAAGTTCAAATATATACCCCGTGTGCTGTACATATACCAGGAATCGGAAGATCAGACATTCCGGCAACGGCAGAAGCAGATTGAGGATTTGAATTGGACAATATATGACCAGTACATTCACCGTGTAGCCAGCAGGTGGGCGGAGAATAACAACCTTCTGAAAATCGATTTATGCCAGACACATGAAAAAAAGACGCTGGGGTATGTGGCAATGAACCGATACAATTCGGACATCATTACCAATTTTGAGAGTGGTTTTCCAATTCCCCGGAATTCCGTGGGTGTGATACTTGCAAGGGACGCACTTTGTAAGTTCCGGGGGCAGATGAAAATAATGTCAGAGATCCATCGTGTCCTTGCGCCGGGGGGAATATTGTTATCAGCGACCCCCTCGACGGATGGGCGGGGTGCATGGCAGTCCCCGGCAAATCTGTCATTCTGGAATGAAAACTCATTCTGGTATTACACCCGGGAAAAGCAGATGTTGGAAATAGACAATCCGATGGTTCATTTCCGGGAATGCAGGCTGACGACACGTTACCCGGATGACCAGCACGAATTAACAAATCAACCCTATGCGATAGCACATTTGGAAAAAATCCCGGCAATTTTATAGACTTTGACAAAGTATGAAATCATTCAAAAGAAAATACGAAAAAAGGCGGATTCCGACCGGTAATTTTAACATCAAAATTATTAACACGGAAAAAACAACAGAAAAAATTCAAGAAAATGGAAGAAAGAAAAGGTTTTTTGACACCGGAACAGGAAAAGAAACTGGACGACCTGATTGAACTCAAAGGTATTGCCGAAGCATTGGACGGGCCAGCTATCAAAATTGCCGACAATTTAGGTCTGGAAAAGCTGAAAGAAAAGATATTGAAGGAAAGCCCGGAAGTTCTGCCTATCATTTACACGGTGGTTGATGAAGTGATGGCGGCATTGCCCTGATGAAAAAGCCGGATGTCATCCCCGATTTTGGGACTTTGCCGGGCGGAAGTGACGGCATCCGGTATGTGGGTGTGAAGATCAGGATTAGGATTGAAAAGTTAATCAAGCGTATCAAACGATTATTCTCATAACACACAGGCAGGGGCGCGATGGTGTCCCTGCTTCAAAAACAAAACAGATGGTCAAATATTTAGCAATAAGTAGTATCTTTGTATTGATTATTAAGGCTATTTGCGAACTTGACCATACTGTAGTCGTTCCGGTATTGACCGGGGCGACTTTTTTTATGCAGGTTATGTTCGAAGTTTATTCCTTCCGTGAAAACCACAGCACGGTAAAAAAACGGGGACTTTCCAATGTACCGACGATTGCAACCAAGTGGAGAGCTACGTCCAGCCATGACGACTCTCTGACCTCATATCCATTTTGTAATACGTGGTAGCTTGAGGGGGCTGAAAACATTTGTGAAAGTCTGATTCAGTTATTGGTTTTCTATATTCACTGAATATCCAGCAGCACAATAATATGAGGGATAAAAATGGCGTTGTCTTTTGCAAAAAATATTCTGCTTTTCCATAAATACTCGGGGTTGAAATCTTCTTTTAAAAATATTAGAATATATTATAAAATAATATTACATTTGTGAACCAATTAAAGTTTAAAGATTATGACAAAAGAAAAAATGACAATTCACAGGGCTTTAGCAGAATTAAAGCTCATTGATTCGAGAATCGAAAAAGCAATTTCAGTTATTGAACCAACTGGAGTAATGCAAAAAGACAAGCCAGTAAACGGTTTTTACAAAAAAGAAGATTTTGAAACCGATGCAAAGGCAAAGTATCAATCAGTTATTGATTTAATTGAGCGTAAAAACAAGATTAAATCGGCTATTGTTGCAGCAAATGGAGTGACAAATGTTACCATTGCAAACCAAACAATGACAATTGCAGATGCTATAAACTTCAAAACTGTTGTTGTGTTCAAAAAGAATTTGATTGCGACATTGGTAAAAAAACACAATGCTGTTAAATCAAAATTCACAGTTGAAAATGAAAAAGTGAAAAACATTGCCTTGGAAAATGCAAAAATTATGATTGGAAAACAAGGTGATGATAGGGTAAAAGCAACCGATGACGATGTAAAAGCCATTATTGAACCATTCGTAAAAAGAAATGAATTTCATCTGGTTGACCCGTTAAAGGTTGAAGAGTTGACCGAAAAATTACAGGAAGAGGTAACAAACTTTGAAACAGAAGTTGATGCTGTGCTTTCTGAAATAAACGCAATTACTTTGATTGAATTTTAACAGAACATAAAGGAATGCCGATGCGAAAAACATAAATTTAACTCCCCGTCTTAGGGTTAGAAGACAACCAAGGCAATTGGATGTATTGAAAAGTTTAAAGATTAACGTTCAAGGTGCAAAGGTTAAATTTAAAAGTTTTTACGCTTTAAAGGTTAAAAAGAAAAGTGTAAAGTTCTTTTAAATCCCTGAAAAAGTTTCTAGAGTGGTAGTTAATTAACTCAATGTTTTGTACAGGGCTGCATCGGCAGCCTTTTTAATTTAAGGAAGCTATGGTTAAAATAAATAAAAGCATTACAATAGAAGAGGATATTGCAAGAAAAAGTGAAGCACAGGCAAAAGAAGAAAGTCGTTCATTTAGTTCGTTGGTAGAGTTTTTGCTGAAAAAATACTTAATGGCTTTGAAAAAGCCAAATAGCATAGGCAAAAAATAAAGCAAATTTTCCCCCCAATTTCCCCTGGAAAATATAAATAGTGTATAAATGAAAAAGGCAATACTGCTGAAACTTAGAGCCTCTCAAGGGATTCGAACCCTCGACCTGCGCATTACGAATGCGCTGCTCTACCAGCTGAGCTAAAGAGGTGACGGGTGATTATCAATATCTTATTCCACGAATTTACGCCAAAATTGCCAGAAAAAATATAAATAGTGTATAAATTTGCTGCTGTTTTCGACAAGGGCAGCAGGACATGACAACTTTCAGGGCAGTGATTCTCCGGGGCAATATTCATACGAAGCAGGACGGGACAACAAACGTCAAAATCCGTATCACCCACAACCGGAAGCAGGAGTATATCAGCACCGATGTATTTGTATTCCCCGACACGTTCAGAAAGGGGCAGACCGGGGATGAAGGGATAAATGCAAGGATAGCGTGGTGGCTGAATGATGTTCATCAGAAATATATCCGGCTGGGAGAACAGGCAATGCGAATGAGCCCGCTTCAGCTAAAGAAGAATTTGATTAACGTATATAATGGTGATATATCAAACATCAGTTTCCATGACTTTGCAGACCTGTTCATCAAGCGACTGAAAAAGCAAAACCGGCAGGGATATGTCCGGGGTTTCACCGGGTTATTATCGCACTTGAAGCGTTTCAGGCCGCGCCTGGACTTCGCAGACGTCACCAGGTCGTTCCTAAGCGATTTTGAGGCATATTTACGATGTAACGGGGTAAGTGATGCTGTAAGCACCTACATGGCAAAATTGCGTGTCATATTCAATTCCGGAAGGGATGAATACAATGACGAGGAAAGCGGGATAATCAGGATTCAGAATTACCCATTCAGGCACTACCGGATCAAGCAACGAAAGCAGCAACGGGTCAAGGATTATCTGACTGTTGAGCAGTGCCGGGAACTCGTAGCATACCATCCGGCAACATACCGGCAGGAGCTGGGCCGGGATGTGTTTCTGATCATGCTTTGTCTGATCGGGATAAACAGCAAGGACTTGTACAACATCCGGCAACTTCCGGCAGACCGGTTTGAATATCGCAGGGCAAAGACCGGGCGGAAGTATTCAATCCGGGTAGAACCTGAATTGATTCCGATCATCAGCAAATACACGGATATTCAGAAACATTATTGTGACCATTTGAATTTCCAGAAAGCGGTAAATAAGGGGCTAAAGGAGATAAGTGAAGCCAGGGGGTGGCGGCGGGTGACATCAAACTGGGCAAGGCATACCTGGGCGACAATAGCCCGCAATGATTGCGGTATAGACAAGGATACAATCAGCAGGGCACTGGGTCACTCTTCCGGGGAGAATGTTACGGATGCCTATATTCGCTATTCGTTTGAAGTGATTGACAGGGCAAACCGGATGGTTCTGGATAAGGTATTCCAGTAAATATATGTTGTAAAACATTTAAAAATAGATAAAATAATTGATAAATTATTTGCATAATTGAAAAACTCTTTGTATCTTTACTTCATCAAATAGCAACAACAATGAGATACATTAGACCAAAAAACGACTTGATTGTGAGAGAAAAAAAACTCACAAAAAAGCAAATCAAAGAAATGCAGGAAAGAGAAGAGTTCCTTCGCAAAAATAGAAATGGCGTTTTCGGAAATATTTTTTAATCAAATAACAATCAAAAACTACAACGATGAAAAACTTAATCGTAACCACGACCGGAACTATATCATCGCAGATGATACTTGATCACTGCGGTGATTATGCAGGTGAATTCCAGGACAAAGCATTTGACTTACTTTCAAAAGTAACCGACTTACCAGACTTTGAAGGAAATCAATGGTGTGACATCATGTTCGACAGAGATGGTAATGTTTATGCAATTTGGGCAGAAGATGCTCTGACCTGTTGGAATGCTGATGCAAAATACATTCAGCTTGACCAGGAAGACTGCCCCAGGGCATTTGAAAATATGAAAAGCAAACTTATCAATTAACCATTTTATCCTGAGCTACCGGGATGACGGGCAATGATAATGAAAGCAACAATTCACATCGACGGAAAAGAAGTTTTTTCAAGCAGGAAAATATCCGCTATAAACCTTGACAAAAAGGTAAATGAATTAAAAATTAAATATAACTGCATGAAAATTGCAGATGTAGTAAAAAGAGGTTTTAAGGTATTCACGAGTAAATAGAAAAAATGAAAACAGGCAGAATCAATTCCGGGCGCAAGGCACTCCCGCCGGAGCAGAAAAAAAAGCAGATCAGCATATATATTGAACCCAGAATTGTTGACAGTTTCGGAGGGGCAGAGCAATACCGGCAATGGCTGACTGACATAACGGAAAGTGAATACAGAAAGAAAGAAAATCGTAAATAATTATTTAAAAAATATACAGTTATAAAAACGTATTTATGGTTACTTACAATATAGATGATAAATATTGCCATTGCGGAAACAAGTGGATAAGGGTGAAATCAAGTTTATTGTTTGGAGATTATTATTATTGCGAAAAATGCGACAAGATTTTTACTCCAACAGTTGAAGAAAAAACAAAACAGTGGTTTGATAGAAATTACAATACAGACAGACGAGCAGAATTAATAAATCTTGCTCGCATAACAAAAGCAAGGGCAATGGTTACTAATGCTGATTTGAAAAAGTTGGGCTATCTTTAAATGTTTTATAACTCATTTCCACTCCAACAAATTAACGCAAAAAATTAAGAAATGAAAACAATACCAATTAAAATTACGATTATGAAAGATTTATTAGGAAATGAAATTAAAACAGATGATATTCTGTTAGAATTAGGGCGAGGCTGGGGATCATTGTTCGGAAGCGAATATAAATATCACATGAAAATATGGCAAAAGCCAAGTGATAATGATGGTTCTGGATACGAATATAATATAGATGGAACAAAATACAAATATTGGTGGGCTTCTGTAAAAAATAGCATAAAAATTGATATGTCAATTATGCCAGAAGAATTTGAATATTCATTTTATCATGGCATGAGTGAAATTGCTTCTAAAATTGAGAAAGGAACGCTTTTGGAAATAATTGAAAACTCAGATTGGAAAAACTACGTTGTTAAAAAAGAAGAAGTTGAACGTTTCCATTTTTTGAAAACTATTAAAATAGAAACACTTGAAGATATAAAGAATAACATTAATGAGTTGAAAAAAGGTGGATATGTACCTAAAGAAATTATATATAAAGTGTTGGATATTACGGGCGTTGGTAGAACTGAGGTACATAATGGTGAAATTGGTATAGCTGCTATGTATGATCAAGCATACTATCAAGATATAATTGAAGTATTAAGCAGAAAACAATAGAACATGGAAAATAAATGGATTGACGCAAAAAATTAAGAAATGAAAATCAAAAAAGTTTCAGAAGAACCACAAGGCAATGATGTATCACATATTGTTAGCAAAAACGAAGCATTGGAATCTTCGAGCGATGGGGTGTCGGTTTGCCGATGTGGATTTATTGCACCTATTATAATTAATGATGAAGTATGTTGTGAATATTGCCAAAAACCTTTAAATATTTTTAGGCAAAACTGATTGCTAACTTACTATCATCATCACCTTAAAGCGGATTAACCCCGCTTTTTTTGTTTCAGCAGTTTATCCAAAAATTCATTTATCCGGTCAATGTCCATATCCTCACTGACCGGATTTTTTTCTGTCAGAAATATCCCCTGTTTCCCGGTTGGTTTTTCCCGGGGAATATAATCGGGCACTTCTATTGATTCAAAATTGAAAGTTATGGAAACCGGTATCATCTGGTGACCGGTTGCACCGATTTCCGGGCGGTACACAATTCTCCAATCATCGCTGAGCAATATTTCATCCGGCAATTTCGCAACTTCCTTTTCTATCCTTTCAATGCTGTACGCAGGGCAGGCGGAGGCAAATATCATTTCAGATTCACTTTTCAACTGCTCAACAATATCCTGTTTATTAATCTGCCAGCGATCCACCCCGGACCAATCCCCGTATGAATACCACGCCTGGTAAGGCATTATTCCGGGGAATACGTGACGCAATACGGAATGAAGCCGGTGACAGCCGAGGCAGTCATGTTCACAGTAGTCACTTTGATATTTCGATTGCTGCCGGTTGTACCAGCAATGTTTTATGTCCTGAAGGTTATAGAAAAAGTTGTTATTGAATGGGATTATCATTTTTTCATTCACCGAAACCATGAAACCAGCCCATTTCTGAGCAGTCCAGACAACATAGCTGAAATCTTCCCACCACCGGAATAGCTGAATGATACTATCGAAAGTCAACATTTGCCGGGCGGGGTCATAATATCCTGTCCGGCTGGCCCGGTTAATCACCTCCCGGTATGTTGTTGACCGGGAAATCGGGATATATATTTCGACTTTAAAAAGCATATTTACAAAATTACAAATAAATATCTGTTCAAAATGAATTGGTTTATAGTTAATTAAAAAATAATTCACTTATGCTTCAAAAAAAGTTAAATATTATTTGTTTTTCCAGATTTTTTATTATATTTGTATTGTTTATTGATTCAAATATAAAGTATTT